TCAAATTATTAACCTACTTAAAACTCTTGGCTCAGACAATCCAATTACACCAATCCTTATCCAAGGTGTTATTGCTAACTCAAGCCTTCCTAATAAGAATGGATTGCTACAGCAAATTGCTCAAGCAACTGCTCCTAATCCACAACAACAACAAATGCAACAAATGGCAATTCAACTTCAAATGCAAGATGCACAGTCTAAAGTTGAGAAAACTATGTCAGAAGTACAGGTTAACAAGACTATTGCAGCTAAGAATGTGGTTGATATACAGACTAAACCACAAGAAACACAAGCTAAGCTTATGACTGCTATCTCTACAAACCTACCAAATGAGGATGATAAGATTGCTGCTGAGTTTGATAGAAGAGTAAAAATAGCTGAATTAATGCTAAAAGAAGCTGATATGGATCAAAACTTAGCGATTGTCAAGCAACAAATGCAATCTAGTAACAAACCCTTGACAAACTAAGATTTCTATGCTATAATTGTTATATACTCTCATTATACACTACTTTTATTAAAAAGGCAATAGATGGAACGAGAATTACAAGAATATTATGAAAATAGATTTAGTACTATGGCTACAAAAGGTTGGGAAGACTTCATAGAAGACACTCAAAACCTATTTGATACATACAATAAAATTAATACAGCTGATTCGTTTGAAGAGTTTCATAAACGAAAAGGTCAAATAGATATACTTCAATGGATTCTGTCGCTTAAAAGTGCTTCAGAACAATCTTACGAGGAGTTAAAGAATGAAGAAGTTGTTTGAGTTCCATTGTTCCACTTGTGATAATCACTTTGAGGAACTAACGGAGTACACACAAACTTTTCCATGCCCTAAATGCAACTCTAACGCTGATAAAATTATCAGTGCACCTAGAGTTAGTTTAGAGGGTTGGTCAGGAAGCTTTCCAGGTGCAGCTGATGCTTGGGATAAAAAGCGTAAACAAAAATTGGCTGAAGAACAAAAGCAGAATGCCGCTTGAAATTCTTTCCTAAAATGCTAAACGCACAGGAGAAATAATATGGCAGGATTAATAGATGAAGTGTTAGTAAATGATTTGGAAGCTTCTAATCTCACAGACAAGGCTCAAGACTTACCAGTCGAAGAACCCAAAGTTGAAGAGAAAGTAGAAACTAAACCAGTAGATGATGTCCCTGAAAAGTATCGTGGTAAATCACTAAAAGATATTGTCGGTATGCACCAAGAAGCTGAAAGGCTAATAGGTCGTCAAGGCAGTGAAGTTGGTGAACTGCGACAAGTAGTGGACAACTTTATTAAGACTCAAACAGCTAAGGAATCCAAGACACAAGAAGTAACAGAAAGTGATGATGATTTTTTCATTGAACCTAAAACCGCAGTAAAGAGGGCTATTGACAATCACCCTGCAATTAAAGAAGCACAGAATCAAGCATTAATGATGAAGAGAGAACAAACTCTTTCTCAGCTTAAATCTGAGTTCCCTAATGTAGGTGAAGTTGTTCAATCTCCTGAGTTTGCTGAGTGGATTAAGAATTCAAGAGTCCGTACAGAGTTATTTGCTAGAGCAGAGACACAGTTTGACTATGATTCTGCTAAAGAACTTCTCTCTACATGGAATGATAAACAGTCTATCACTAAAAAAGTAGCAGAAACATCTAAGGTTGACCGAGACCAGCAATTAAAAGCTGCTGATGTTGGAAGCCAAGGAGCTACAGAATCTGTTGCAAAGAAGAAATATCGTCGAAGCGATATTATTAAACTCATGCAGTCCGATCCTGATAAATATGATGCTATGTCTGAAGAGATTATGTCAGCATATCGAGAGGGTCGTGTAATTTAACTTTTTAGAAAAGGATTTTTATCATGGCTTTAGGTACCGATCAAGTAAGTATTACCACAGCAGCAACCTTTATTCCCGAAATTTGGAGTGACGAGATTGTAGCTGCGTACAAAAAGAACTTAGTTGCAGCAAATCTATTTAAAAAAATGTCTTTCGTTGGTAAAAAGGGTGATACAGTTCGTATTCCTGTACCAGCAAGAGGTGTTGCAGCTGTTAAAGCAATCAATACACAAGTAACTCTTCAAGCAGCAACTGAAACAGATATTGCTGTTTTAATTGACAAACACTATGAATATTCAAGAATGATTGAAGACATGGTTGAAGTACAAGCTCTATCATCACTCCGTCGTTTCTATACAGATGACGCTGGTTATGCTTTAGCTAAACAAGTTGACACATCACTAATCCAATTAGGTCGTGGATTTAATGGTGGATCAGCTGTAACTTATGGTAACGCATACATCGGTGGTGATGGTACTACTGCATATACATCAGGTTCTCCTAATGCTTCTGCATTAACATCTGCTGGTATCCGTAGAACTGTACAACGCTTAGATGACAATGATGTTCCAATGGAAGGTCGTTTCTTCTTGATTCCTCCTTCAGCAAGAAACACATTAATGGGTATTAGTGAATATGTAGCACAATCCTTCGTAGGTGAAGTTGGTGCTGGTAACACAATCCGTAATGGTGAAATTGGTAATCTTTATGGTATTCCAGTATTTGTCTCTTCAAATGTGGATACTGCAACTGGTGCTGCTCGTATTGCCCTTATGGGTCATAAAGACGCTGCTGTGTTAGTTGAACAAGTAGGTGTTCGTTCACAAACACAATACAAACAAGAATATTTAGGTACTCTATACACTGCAGATACTCTCTATGGTGTTAAAGAACTTAGAGATGGTGCTTGTATTCCATTAGCAGTTCCTGCGTAATGCAACTTAGCCCTTCGCAAGAGGGGCTATTTTTATGGGTATTATTTAGTATCCATAAATATAACTTAGGAGACCACAATGCAATTTATCAATAAAACATCAGGTGAAATCTATTCAGCTTTAACAAAAGATGAAGTAAAATCATACGAAGCATCTCAAGCTTGGGAAGCTGTAAAGGAAACTGTTAAAACTCCTAAAGAGGAAGTGACAGAAAAACCAAAAGTTACTAAAGAGAAGAAAGAAAGTCTTTTAAACAAACTCTTTAATTAAGGAATATCATGGCAATTTTTCGTGGAGCTGGTGGCTCAGGCGATGCTACTACAGATGCAACCAATCAAGCTTCAGTTGCTTCTGACGCAGCTGCTGCTGCCTTAGTAAGTGAAACTGCTGCAGCTACTAGTGCTACTAATGCTGCTACATCTGCTACAAATGCAGCAAACTCTGCAACATCTGCAACTAATTCAGCTACCTCTGCCACTGCATCTCAATCTGCAGCTGCTGTTTCTGAGTCCAATGCTGCTACAACATACGATAACTTTGATGACAGATACCTTGGTCAAAAAGCAACAGCACCTAGTGTAGATAATGATGGCAATAGTCTTTTAACAGGGGCTTTATACTTCAATTCTACTTCTAATACTATGTTCGTGTGGACTGG